TCCTGTGCATTTTAACAACCATTGAGAATAAGGCTCTCTACAAGATAGTCTATCGGTTAAATGATGTAAAACATCCCCATCCAAGAAAATAGCTACATGATTTAAACCAGCAGATCCTATAGACATTAATAAAGCATCACCATTTATTGTTTTTTCATCTGGTCTAAGCTCTCTAAAACCCGTTCGCCATGCACAACTTTCAAACATTGGATTCAATATAAACTCTTCTGGTGTAATAGGTCTATCCCAATCTTTTAATTCGATATTCTTTTCTTCTTTATACCAATCTCTTACTAAAGACCAACAATCAGTAACACCCCAAACCCAAGGTCTACCAAGTAAAGGAGGTTTATATCCACATGGCTCATAATATCCCCATTTTTCCGTTTTAGGATTAACAATATGCCAAGGAAGATTACTGCGTTCACAAGCAATTTGATCTGCCTGACTAGCTACAGGAGGTGTTACAGGATGACTATGAATAATAGCTGTAATCTCTCCTAAATTATCTGCTTTTACATAATCTTCTGGATCAAGAATAAAACATTGATGATCTGTCATTGAAAGATTACGACAGGGATAATATCTTTCTTTTCCTCGAATATTTAGCAATAAACCACAAGCCTCTTTAGGATCTTGGTCTTTCGCATGAGTAAGTGCTTCTTCTTTCCAATTCATGCTATAAACGTACCAATCGAGGGAAACTCTGTTCTAGTACATTGTCTTTTCGGTGCTCTGATACCAGCAAGATCAAATACTGCTGCAAGTTCAAAAGTAACAACTTCTCTATTTTCTGCTGATTTTCTATCTATTTTGTAAATTTCTTGAGGGAACTCTGCTGTAGGATCTGGTGTGCCTAACGGATTTACTTGTTGAGATGTGGTCGTTGTTGTTTCTTGAGTCGTTGTATTTGGATCGTTTATCGTGATTGTATTACCCATTCCATTCCCGTGAACAGTACAGTAATACCTCAAATCATTTGGAGCAGAAGGATAAGCTGGTTGATAGGTTACTGTAGCTCCTGCATTTCCAGCAGTTCCAGATACAGTTGTTGTTTGTGCTCCTCCAGCATCAGATTTTATTGCTAAAGGATGTCCACTATTTGTAGCATCTGATTGGTCAAAAATATAAGTAGAACCTCTTTTCATTGTAATAACAGGATTGTTTACACCATTAATTCTAAAAATATTTCCACTTCCAGGATTATGAACAGTAACAGTATAAGTTACAGACTCGGCATCGGCAGGATCAGCAATAGTTGTCGTAGTTGTAGTGCTGGTTGTTGTTACAGGAAAATTAACAGCATCAAGATAACGTGCTAATGTTCTGATTCTTGTCACAGTAGCTCCCGTTAAATCATTTCCTGTCGTTACCTGATTTACATTTAACAAGATAGCTGTAATAGTTCCAAGAGCATTACTGATAGTTAAAGTAGGTCTGGGAAGTTGACCTTTTTGAAAAGCAAAACCTTCTGCCTGTATCGGCATTTTTAAATATTGATTACCAGCCCAGATAATATCTCCATTGGCATTTAAACTTGTTCCATTATGAAATCTATAAGTCTGAGCAGAACCATGCAAGGTTGCATCAGTTGTTAATGTAAATAATTCAATTATTGCTGAAGGGTTGATCTTTTGTAGATCAGTAATAATCGGAGCAGTACTCATGGTTCAAATACTTCTCTAAATGTTGCCTGTATTGTAGCCCTATTGTTATATGGTATTGATTTGTTCCAAGTTTCGCAAACAAATTTTTGAGCAGCAGTTTGACCTGGTGCTTCAAAATCAAAGCTGGCACTATCATTTGCACGAGCATCAAGGAAGGTTTCTATCTCATCTGCTTCTGTTTCTGATACGTTGAAAGTGAAATTATAAACTTTTGGATTTTGATGTTCTGCTAATCCAAATAATATTCTATGTTCAAACCCATCAGCAAAACGAATCGTTCTAGTATTTGGTGCGGATCTTTTTTGTTGTCCGTATGTAGGTTTTATTGAGGGAAACGTAGCCATTATGCAAGCATACCTCCTGGTCGTTTTTGTTTAATTAATTCTGATTGTATAGCAACTGAAATCATACGACCAAGCTCTCTACCTTGTTCTTCATCTCCTTCAACAGAAGAACCAGAAGCATCTACATTCACTACAATATTTGTTGAACCACTAAGCATTTCATTTGGTGTAATCATTCCAGATACACCTGGGCTAAATAATTCTGGTCCACGTTCTCCTACAATATAACTATTTCCTCCTTTAACAGGACCACCATCTGCCTTTCCAAAAGTAAAACGTGATACCTGTTGAGTGGGAGTTAAAGTTGGGGTTGCACTTACTGCACTTCTAGTAAAATTATTGCCAAACATACCGCTAAACAAACCCATAATTCCTGATCTAATCTGTGCTGCTAATATTTGTGCTGCCATATCTAAAAACGAATCTGCTGTACGTTGGAATAGATTTCTCAAAGCATCTTGAGCAGACATAGAACCTCTTACAATACCTTTAAAAGATTCTGCAAAAGAATCTCCAATACTTTTACTTAAAGAATCAATCTGTCTTAAAGGATCAAGTAATTTATTTAGTTCATCAACAGGAACTTTTATAATCGCTTGTCTTTCTAATTCTTCATTAAAACTTTTTTGTAATTCAAGTAATCTTTGGGCTTCAGCAACTTTAGTTTGAAAATCTTTTTCAGCCTCTTCTCCTCGTTTTTCACCAGCTTCATCCATAGTAAGAGAACCGCTTGTAATAGCAGATAATCCTTTACCTCTAAATGGATTGAGTTTACTTAACTGTTTTTGTAAAAAATTAAGTTTTACTGCTTCTTGTTTAATAATTTCATTGTTTTTATTGATAATTCCTTCTAATAATTGATCTTCAGCAGCAGTAGCTCCTTTTGTTTTTAAAGTTTCTAAAGCTCTTTGAGCCTGATTTAGACTTAATTCTTTAGATAATCCAGGCAAAGCATTTATTAATGAAGCATTATCTTTTAATCCTGCAAAAATATCAAAAGTAGCTTCTGATCCAAATGTTTGTGTTAATGCAATTCTTGCCGATGCTTCAAATTGTTTAAATGCTTTTAATGCTTCAAGTGCTTCATCTTTTGTCATTCCAAGAGATTTAGCAAATTCAGCTACTTGTTTTGAAGAGAACAAGGAAGTTCCACCTGTAGCTCGTATTGATACGTTTAAATCATCAACAGCTTTGTTGAAAGCTATGGCTTTTTCTATCTGAGCAGCAATAGCAGTAGCAAAGATAGAAGCAGCAAAACCACCTCCAGGTGCGAGTGCTCCTCCAGCACCACCAGCTATAGCACCGAATGCAGAACTTATACCACCAGCACCAAACAGAGCAGGAAAACCTCCACCAATCAATGCACTACCAACACCACCTTTTAAACGGGCTGAAGCTCCACCTTGCATAGCAAAAGGACCTCTAGGATTTGCTCTCGCACCAAAACCTAATCTGCTAAAAATGCCGGCAGGAGGAGGTAAAGCAGGACCAATATTTCCACCACGCACACCAAAAGGTGCAGTAGTTGCAAATTGACTTGCGGATAGTTGAGCTAGAGTACCTCTCATTTTTTTGGTATCTGCCTGTATTTTTTTTACGTTTTTATTAAATTCTTTAAATCCACCACCTAAACCAGCACGATTAGATCCAGCAGCAGCTATTTCTCTAATTTCTCTTGATCTTGCTACATTTGCTTCTACTTTACCTCTAAATGCAGAAGTAGCCTGACCTGGGCCAATAGGACCAGAAAACATTGTTCTAGGTCTTATACCTTTTTCACGAAGTTTGGCCATCTTTTCTTGATATGCCATTTCCGTTGATACCTGTTTTAATAACTTTGCTCTTTCTTCTAAACCTTTATTAACCTCATTATTTGCATTTACTAAATTTCTTGCAGCTTCTTTTGCCTGTGGTGTACCTAATGCAACTCTATTAAACTCTGCATTTGCTTTTCTAAGTATTCCATTTAAATCGTTATAGCTTCTAATTAATGCATTTTGATCTCCAAGAAGTTTTTGTATGGATTTTGATGCACCATCTATTTTTCTTCCAGTGGTATCTAATTGACTATTTAATTCATTTAGCTTTCTTTGCTTCTTAATATTAATATCAATATTTATTCCGTAATTAGCCACTTGCTACAAAAACCAAATATTAAACCTATCTTACCTTCTTTTGCCTTTTAAAGCACTAACTCTCTGTGTTTCCTCTTGTCGTTTTTTATATTCTTCATGTTCTATCTCAGCATAAGCAGCCCACGCTATCATCTCTTCTATAGTTAAAGTTTCACATAACTCAGCTACAGTTTTATGTAATTGCTTGGCTAAACTAAATATAAATTTCCAATCACCATTAGCTTTTCAAATCGGCTTTAGCCTCTTTTACCTCCTTATCAGCACCAGCACTAATCATTGCTAATTGAATTTCCTCAAGAACATTAGCTTCTATTTCTCTTCTCAATGAGGCTTTATCTCCATCTGAAAAAATACGTTTACCATCTACATCCAATGCTTTTTCAATCATCATCTGTAAAGCATAATCATTTGTATCATCAGAAGTAGTTTTCTTTTGTATTGCTTCTCTTTCAGCAATAGTTAAAGGATGCCAGTAAACAGTAAGAATAATTTCATCATTCTGTTTAATATCGTGCTTGTAAAGTTGAGAAACTCCAAACCTGTTTTTGAGTAGGTCTACTGCTCTTGTCATATCAAAATTATATTACTTTACTATATTAAGCGTTAGCGGTAAATTGGCAAGATATTACACCTATGAAGTGACTTCTATCTTCAATATCTAAAGGAGTTGGACCAGTAATATCAAGAACTCTCGGTTTACAACTAAAGGTATCACTGTAGCCAGGAGCATTAACAGATGTAAGACCATCAATCACAGCTTCGCCAATAGCAGATAAAACTGAAGTTCCTCTTCCTTTAGGACAATATACATTACATTGAATTACACCAGCGTAATAATCTGAAGCTGCTCCTTGATTTTGTAAAGTTGATTGACCAAAATCAACTGTCATAATTATGTATTTTTTATTTTTGCCAGGAGTCGTATAGTTTACATTGTCATAAACCATTAAGACAGTGTTATCTACTGCTGCAACTGCATCTGTTACTGCCTTTTCAAAAGCTGCTCTTGTGTTAACTAAAGTCATAATTAAAACTCAGAAGTACCAGTATATTTTCTACCTTTTTTACTACCTTTACCAAACAAGGCTTTTTTCTGAACAGAACCAATTTTTATAGCACCACGTTTTTTCTCTTTAAAGTTTTCATTGATAGTATTCTTTACATCATTTTTTACATACCTCGCTATGTTCGGATTTTCAATTACATAACTTGAATACTCAGCTTGATTACCAATAAAACATCCTTTTTTGTAATCAAAGGTAGGAGGAGAGAATCTAGGTTCTATAACTGGATTAGATGGTTTTGATCCTGCTGGTTTCCATCCTTCACTACCTTTTGGTAAATCATGTTCTCTTTTAATTGATGCCCAAGGTTCAAAATCTTCTCTTCTATCTTTTTGTCTTACCTGATATTTTTGTGCTCTCCAACTTGATGCTAAAAATCCTGTATAAACTGGACTATTAGCTTCAGTTGCAAGATCAGCTAAAACATCTCCAATCATTGAATTAAATGCTTCATTTAACTGAGCATCTAAATCTGATTTTGCATTTTTAATATCTCTAACCATTAGAACCTCACTAATAAAGTAAATAGATAAGTTTGTGCACCTTGTTTTGTATCAATACTTGTTATTTGTGCAACTCTTGTAGATCCAGCAAAAGTTAATGTTACTTCATCGTCTAAATCAGGTTGATTATCTCCAATGAGGTCAGGTGTTATGTAAATTCTTGCTTCTCTCATTTCTTGTCCACCTTCTTCTTCTGATCTTACAAATTCTACTGGTGCTTTAATACTATAAGTCGTATCAGTTGTAGTGAATGCACCTGTGCTTGTGTTATAACTGCCAGATGCTTTTTTTGTATAAACAATAGAAGAATCAAAAGAAGAACCTAAATCAGCCACAACCTGTTTTGCAATCTGTTTAAATGCTGTATCTAACTGTCCTGCCATTATCCTCTAACTACCCTCATTTGAAAACTACCTGCTCCACCTAGCATATATGCTCCAAGATAACTTTGTAACCAAGGATAAACATCTAAAATATTATTTATAGATCCAGTTCCTTGACTTTCAGTATTATATTTAACTTGAATGTCACCTAACTGAACTTCAGAAAAGTTTCCATCTTTACCTGTAGTTCCCGTAATAGCATCAGTATCATTTGCCAAAGCTCTAGCTAATTCATATTGTGCATATTTGATACCATTAGGAATTTTAGAACAAGCTAATTCAACACCATCTACCTGATAATTATTTCTAGGAAACTTTAATGCCTGTCCATCATCACATCTATCTCCATAAAAAACTAAAGTATCAATCCATCTAGCAGCAGATATTAATGATCTTTTCTTTTG